TGAAAGAAAAAACCTTTATAAACAACTAAATATCAATCACTTACAAGAGTTTTAAAAAATCAACGCACCACTAGTATTTGAAGATATAAACTATCATAGAGAATTACAATATCTAAGAAAATGCGATTATGAAAATGTTGCAAATGTTTATTTAAACAATTAAAACACCTACAAAAATGAAAAATACAGATAAAAAAACAGTCTTTTGCCTTGCTTGGCAGTTCTTCAAGCAAACAGGGTATACCTTTTCAGAATGCTTAAAAAAAGCATGGGCAAACATCAAGCTCAAAGCCAAAATGAAAAGCCAAATCGTACGCTTTTACTTTTTAAAAGTAGACGGCACTATCAGAGAGGCTTGGGGTACGATTTGCCCTACTATAGTACCACCTATAGAGCACACCACTAACCGCAAAGCAAATAATACAATACAGGTGTATTATGATACAGAGAAGCAAGAATATCGCAGCTTTAAAAAATTCAACCTTGTAGCGTAAAAATACCCCTTGTTTTTGAGAGGTCTAAAATATTTTTCGTACCTTTGTGACAACAATAAAAGAATAAAAAATATTCAAAAAAAATACGAACTTTATACAAACGAACATAGCAGCCTTTTGCAAGCCTTGTCGTACCTTTGCAGTAGAGATTTGCGAGGGGCTGTATTATCAATAGACTATTAATCAATAATATAAATCAATATGGCAAAAAAAATACAATACTCCCCTGAAATGAAAAAGGTCATTGACGAATTGGGGCTTAAAGACGAAAATATTATGTATGTTAATATTATTCGTGAACCGCTTGAACGTATTCTAAGTGGTGAAAAGACAGTTGAATTCAGAGAACTTTCTGATTTTTGGCTTAAAAAGGTTGCTAACTTTAATAGTAAGGGTGAGTATGTAAGTGATAAACCTATTACTCACATACTATTTCAAAATGGCATGGACAAACCTCCTCACGCTAAACGCGCTCTTGTTGAGATGAAATACAACATTGACAAAGAAGAAAAGATTGAAAACCCTGATAGCCCCAAAACTCAATATATTCTTAAAGAAGCTGAAAAAGAAGGTTTTGCCCCAGACGATACCTATTTAGCCATAGCTCTCGGCAAAGTTATTTTCAGAGAGAATATATAGACCCTTTTCATTTTACACCATAGCACTGCAAATCTTTAAATAGGTTTGCAGTGCTTTTTTTATTTAGTAACTCATAAATCAATATATTATGCCAAGAGGTAATATCACACAGAGATTCGCCGTGTCAAGGGCTGTTAAAGCTGAGAACAAGGCTATTGCAAATCGTCCATCAGGTTGGACTGCAAGAGAGGCACAGCGTGCACACAGAAGATCAAACGCAAGGTCTTTAGGGCGTTCAGGGCGTTCAAGGGTATAATTATTATTAACTATGTACTACGCCTTACAGTCCATAAAAGAACTCTCTGCACAAACCGACGAGGTGATATTGTTTCATTCCGCCACAGGAAAGGACTCTATCGCCTTGTTGGACTTGTGTTACCCTTATTTCTCAAAAATCACTTGTGTATATATGTACATGGTCAAAGACCTTGAGCATATCAACAAATATATCATATATGCAAAGCATAAGTACCCAAACATAACCTTTCTACAAGTACCACATTACGCCCTTTCTCAATATCGTAGAGACGGCGTACTCGGTTGCCATAAAGACCCTACTCAGCGGGTATATCAGCTCTCTAACATTACAGAGATGGTTAAAAAGAATACAGGCATACAGTGGGCAATATTTGGATTCAAGCAATCAGACAGTCTCAATCGTCGCCTTATGTTACGTACATACAGAGATGAAATGTTTGCCGATAGTACCCACAACCTATATCCACTATCAAAGTACAAGAATGCTGATGTAGAAAAATACATCAAACTCAAGAAGCTAATACCGCCCATAAAGTACGGAGAGGGGCAAAGTCAAGGTACCAATGTAGGTAATTTACCTTTTCTACTCTATTGTAAAACCTTTCACCCTGCCGACTATCAGAAGGTAATAAAAGAGTTCCCTCAAGCCGAACGCATAGTATTTGAATACGAAACCTATAGAGACCATGAAAGTTAAGCAAGCACAATCAATCACCATACAAAGGAGCCAAATCAATTTCGCATCCTATAACCCTCGTCGCTTATCAGACACCGCAAAGAAGAAACTAAAAGCAAACCTTAAGCGTATCGGATTGGCAGGAGGAATTGTATGGAACGAAACCACTGGTAACCTCGTATCAGGACACCAACGACTTTCTATTATAGACGAAATAGAAAAGTACAATCCAGATACTCATGAAAATGACTATCCTATACGTGTGGAAGTCCTACAACTATCAGACAAGGAGGAGAAAGAGCAAAATATATTCTTCAACTCTACCACTGCACAAGGAGAGTTTGACAATGACTTATTAGCTGCATTAATCCCTGAAATAGATTATGACCTCGCAGGACTTGATGAAGCTGATATAAATGTACTCATTGCCGATGTTCCCGTCTTTGATGTAGCTGACTATAACCAAGCTGTAAAAGACGACTTTCGCAACCTTGAGCAAATCACAGATGAAGAACGCCTCGCACGCAAGGAAGCGGTCAAGCAGGCTAAACAAGCTACCAAAGACAACCTAAGTGAGGAGGTAACGGGAGATCCATATATAACCCTTTCTTTTTACGATTACGAAAGTAAGCTCTATTTTATGGAAGTATTGAAAAACAAAATAGAGGAAGCAAAAATAATCTATTCTGTACGCCTCGATGATAAGTATATCAAAGGTGAAATCGTTCAACAAATCATAGAAAATAGTTAGAAATATAACAATATTAACAATATGAAAAATAACCGATGAAATGATAAAAAAAGCACTCATCGAAACATCAGGGCAACCCGTAAAAGCTGCTGAAATGTTAGGAGCTGACTATTCCTACATTTACAGAAGAATACGCCAAAACCCTGAATTGTATGAAATACAAAAAGCCTATCGTTCCCGCACTTTTCAGACTGTTGCCAATATGAGTGTCAATGCACTTATATACGGAGTAATGCAGGAGCCTGAGACAGATGAAGACGGAAACATCATTGACGGCAAATTCAAAAAGGTGAAAGTACCCATGGCTAATAGATTGTCTCTTATTCCTACTATTATGCAGACCTTCAAAACAGACGACGGCATAAAAGAGGAAGTGTCTGTACAAGGCAGCATCGACATTGCCCAATGGCTAAAGAACAATAACAAGAACAATGATTAAGACCCAACCTGTATATGATCCTTTGTACTTGAATAAGGATAAGTTTATCATTATAATCACTGGAGGGCGAGGCTCTGGTAAATCGTACAACGCCTCAACCTTCCTTGAACGATTATCTTTTGAAGCAGGTCATAAAATCCTTTTTAGCCGTTACACCATGGTATCAGCTCATAACTCTATTATTCCTGAGTTTGAAGAAAAGATACAAGCAGAGGGGACACAAGCCTATTTCAGTGTAACGAAAACGGCTATCAAAAACACCTTTTCAGGCTCTGAGATTCTATTCAAAGGGATTAAGACATCATCAGGAAACCAAACCGCTAACCTCAAATCATTACATGGTATTACTACTTTCGTAGGTGATGAGATGGAGGAATGGGTAGACGAGGAATCTTACAAAAAGCTCTTGTACTCTATTCGTCAAAAAGACATGCAATTGAGAGTTATCCTCATTATGAACCCTTCTAATGCTGAGCATTTCATTTATAAGAAGTATATCGAGCAAACACATAAGGTAGTAATGATTGATGGTGTGGAAGTACAAATATCCACTCATCCTGATGTGTTGCATATTCATACTACCTACTTAGATAATATCGAATACCTAAACGATATTTTCTTACAACAAATCAAGCGCCTTAAAGAGGATAGCATCGCACAAGCAACTGATGAGCTCGGCAATTTCTCTCAAGCCTTGTTTAACAAAAGTGAATACGCACAAAAGATTATAGGTCGCTGGGCTGATGTATCCGAAGGGGTAATATTCACCAACTGGGAGACTGGAGAATTTGATACTTCACTGCCTTATGGATACGGACAAGATTACGGCTTTTCTATTGACCCTGATACACTGATCAAAGTAGCTGTGGATAATCGTAGCAAGATTATTTACATTGATGAAAAATACTATAACAACAAGCAATTATCCTCTGATGGGCTTTACCAGCTTAATAGCACTTTGATAGACCACCCTGACGACCTTATTGTAGCTGATAGTGCCGAGCCTCGACTTATTGCAGACCTGAGAGACAAGGGGCTAAATATAGAGCCTTGCGAGAAAGGAGCAGGAAGCGTCTCGGCAGGTATAACCACCATGCTTAATTATAAGTTAGTGGTAACCCCCGAGAGCTTCAACGTGATGAAGGAGCTAAAGAATTACGCTTGGAATGACAAGAAAGCAGGTATTCCCATAGACAATCATAATCACGCTATAGATGCTATCCGTTACATTACAATGAAACTGCTAAGCGGTACCAATAACAACCTATACCAACTCGCCTCAATGATTTAGCAGGTAGCACCTGCATGCAATTATTTTATAATAACTTATACTATGGACAAACAGAGAATGACACAAGAAGAATTCAAACAAGGAGTAACATTAATAGATATTTCTACTTATCAGCGTCAGTATGATGTAAAAAAGCACGAAATACTCATAAATAAGCACCGCTACCCTGACCCTGAAATAATGATACCACTCACTGACGAAGCGGGTAATCCTCTTTTAGATAGTCAGAACAAACCACGATTTGAAAAACGTATTCGTTCCCTTAATCGTGTAGCCCTACCCTACCAAAAGCGTATCGTTAGAATCGCTACTATGTTTCAAACAGCTATCCCTTACAAATATACCGCAGAGGATAGCCCTCTTTTTGCTGCCTTTCAGTCAGTTATAAAGTTAAACAAAATGAGTTTTTCAGACAGCAAAATATGTACAGAGGTAAAGCGTTACACTCAAGTAGCTGAGTTGTGGTATCCAGAAGAGAAGGAAAACGAGCAATACGGTGTACCTTCTAAATTTCTATTGCGACACAAGGTACTATCACCTGAAAAATACAAGCTATATCCACGCTTTGACGATAATAACAACCTTATATCTTTTGCCGTTGAAAGTACCACCAAAGAGGGCAAAATTGTATTCCAAGCCTTTACCGCTGAATTTATATACACTTTCACTACTGAAAACGGGGTAACCACTACCGAAGTAAAACCTAACATCATAGGGAAAATACCCATAGTACTATACCAGCAAGATGAGACTGAATGGAACACCGTACAACACCTCATTGAAATTGCCGAAGAACAGCGAAGCAATTTTTCAGAAAGCAACAAAAAATTCGGAGAACCTATCCTCATGATAGCAGGGCGTGTTGAGGGTAAAACAGCTACCAACAACACTGGCGGTAAAGTATTCGAGGTAAAAGACGGGGGTAATGTCCAATTCGTAGTACCTCCTAATGCTAATGAAAATTTTGACCGTGAAATGAGTATGAATAGGCGTGATATACACGAGTTCACGGATACTCCTGACCTATCCGATGAGTTCTATGCAGGCAAAGGGAATATGCTCTCAGGCGTAGGGCGTAAACTCGCATGGCTACCCGCTCATCTCAAGGTAAAAGATAATGAAGCTATATTTATTCCAGCATTACAAAGGCGTATCAATATCATTTTGGCTTTCCTCTCTAAGATGTATATCCCCTTTGAGAAAGAACTCAAAACCATAGACATCACCCCTATTATCACCCCATTTGATATTGACGATGATACCGAGATGATACGTACCCTTATGGAAGCCAACGGAGGAAAACCTTTATTATCACAACGAGAAGCTATGCAACGCTTTGGTATTACAGACCCTGAAGCCCAATTAAAGCAAATCAAAGACGAGGAAAATAGCAACCTCAATGAAGCAAGTATCTAATGAATTACGATAACGAACATAGAAAGCACCTACTCGCTTACCTACAACAGATAGAACGCTTATTCTATCAGTGGGTAGGTTTTTCTGTGTCATTGGCACTTAAAACTGACTTCAAAGAGTTTGTTACAAAATCTTTATTTGCCTTTGCCGCTACCAAAAAAGGAAAAGCCTTTGATAAGGAGTTAGAAAAATTCAGCAACCAATTAGACCAAATCATAAAGCAAGGTATCACCAAAGAATGGGCATTTGCCAACCTAAAGCAGGATAAGCTACTAAGAGAAGGACTAACCAAGTATCAGAACTTAGAAGCCCTTGAGACCTTTAAGAAACGTAAGATTAAAGATTTCACGGTCTCCAATCGTGTATGGGACATCGCTAAAAAAGCACAAACAGAATTAGAACTCGCCTTATCTGTTTCCTTGGAGGAAGGCAAAAGCGCGGTACAATTAAGTCGTGAGGTACGCAACCTATTGAACAACCCTACTGCATTATTTCGCAGGGTAAGGGACAAATACGGCAACCTTGTACTAAGCAAAAACGCCCAAAACTATCACCCTGGGCAAGGAGTTTATAGAAGTGCCTACAAAAACGCTTTGCGCCTTGCCAGCAATGAAATCAATGTAGCCTATAAGTCCGCTGATTGGTTGCGCATACAGCAAAACCCTGATGTAGTAGGTTTTGAAGTACGCCTATCCCCACAGCACAAAGTATATGATGTATGTGATGAACTCAAAGGTAAATATCCTAAATCCTTTCACTTTCACGGCTGGCATGTAGGCTGTAAGTGTCATATTATTACTATTCTTAAGACTGATGAAGAACTTATAAAGGAGTTAAAAGCTGATGAAACTTTGCCCCCTGAAAGTTCCTCTAATTATGTAGATGATGTGCCAAGCAACTATAAACAATGGGTAACAGATAACAAAGATAGGTTCAAGAACTGGAAAACAAAGCCATATTTTATTGAGGCTAACAGAAATGATAAGGATATATTACAGAAGTTATTAGAAGTATCAAAGCCTTTCCAAAAAAATACTTATGTAGTCTTTGAACCTTTTTCACCTATGATTGTTGAGCATTTAAAGAGGGTAGGTAGCAATGCTAAAAAGCAAGCCCTTTTACAGGAAATCATAGACGACAACAGAGCAAAACTCATCTTTCAACACGAAACAAACGGTGCAAAAACAGTACTTTTTGACCTACATAAGGGTAAAGGAGAAAGTCTAAATAACACCTTAGCAATGGCAAAAGCACTTAACGAGAAAGGAAAATCTGTAGCTCTATTACCTGAATATGAAAATATAAGTAGCGCCGATGCTATCGTTCATTTCAAAAACAAATTAGTAATTGCTGATTTTAAACATAGTACTACTAAAAAGATAGGAACCCTAAAAGCAGATATTGAAAAAGGATTTTTACAATCTGATAATGTCGTATTACAATTAGAAAATGGAAATACAGATTTGTTTGTGCAGTCTATTGAAGAATTAAAAAGAAAAGGAAAAGGACTCGGTAATATGATACTGATGAACAAACACAATGATATATTAGAAATATCTGAAAAAGAATTTAAATTAGGTAAATACAGAAAGTTAGTAAAAGGCTTCTTCTAAATAAAAAACTACCTTGAATATTGTGAGTTCAAGGTAGTTAGTGAGCTTCGGGATATAACCGCAATTACACTCTGGCGGGCGTTGCCCATAAATAATGTTTTTAAAGGTGAAAACTCGGCTTAACATCTATCTCTTGCGTATAGCTTTGCATTCCCGTTCTCTGGCGGGCGTTGCCCAAAACTTTACCCCCATTATTTCACCGCAAATATACAACAATATTTTTAAATATCAACAAAAATATGAAAATTAACACTATTGACATACAAGCTACCTACCATACCTACCTTTTAGATGGAAACTACAAGGATTTACTTTGCTTTCCTCCTCTCAAAAAACTAAATAGTAATGACTGGGCAGAGTATTACGGCAAAGAATACGACACTGACGATCCACAATTAGACACATTCTCTTTTTCATTGTCTTTTATCTCCAAAAGCAACCAATACGATGCCTTTATATCCTTTCTATCCGCTCAAACCTATAACGATTTTCTTTTTGAGGAGCTGGGTAAGTCTTTCCGATTACGATTCGTTGGGGTGAGAAAAGCTAAAAAAGAAGAAGGCTATATCACCTATGAGGCTACTTTTGCTAATGATAATCCATTGCAGGGTTACACCTATATAGCCCCTAATGACACTTTACCTCCTTCAGGTTTTACGATTGACAACATAGACCTATCCAAGTATGGTATTTATCTATTAGAAGAGAATGAAAGCAACCTACTAAAGAGCTACGAGGTAAAAGAGCACCTAACTACTACAAGCAATACCATTATGGGGGTACAATATGCTGAATATCCTAACGTATTTAAGGAGCGTACTCTTGAGCTTCTCTGCTACATCAAACAGCCTATCAATAGCTTTTGGAAATTGTACAAAGCGCTATTATACAACCTCTCTCAACAAGGAGAACGTACCATAAATGCTTTTGGTAGTACCTTTAAGGCTATTTATCAAAAAGCAAGTGTAAAAGAGGTGCTACTTACAAAAGACACTTTGAGGGTAGAATTTATCATTTACTTGGTAGTAGTATAAAAAATATACAAAGAAAATACAAAAAATAAACAAACTCATATAAAGAGTATGTCTTACGCATGGTGTATCTTTGTGCTTGGAATTTAAGCACTAATCGCTAATAACTATGCAACTTCATTTTAATAGCACCTATATAGATGTCCTCCCTACTGATGAGAGCTACCGATACCGCTCCATTATGGGAGAACACACCCTTACCTTATATTTTGCATTACCTTCTTATACAGATATACCTACTGGGGCATGGTGTGAATTTGCTAATGAGAGGTACACACTCAATCAGCCCGCTAAAATCGTAAAACATAACACACGACACTTTGAATATACCCTTACCATGGATAGTGAGGGGGTAAATCTCAAGAATTACAAGTTTCGTAATCCAAACGATAAGACCCTTAAATTTCCTTTTACAGCTTCCCCTCGTTATCATATTCAGATATTAGTAGATTGTCTTAATATGATAGATAGTGGATGGCAAGTAGGTAATTGTATAGAAGCCTCTGAGAAACTCGTATCTTACAACCATAACAACTGCCTCGAAGCATTGGAAATGATAGCCAAGGCTTTTGAGACAGAATACGAGATTATAGGTAAAACTATTCATTTGCATAAGGTAGAGTATTTCAAGGACAATCCACTACCCCTCCAATATGGCAAAGGCAAAGGCTTTAAAACGGGTGTAAGTCGTACCACAGAACAAAGTCGTATCACTCGCCTCTATGTACAAGGAGGCGACCGTAATATTGACCGCTCTAAGTATGGTAACAAAGAATTATTACTCCCTAAATCACAAGAGTACATATATGAGGGGGTAACATTCCTTTCAGATGACAAAGGGCTATCAATAGCTATCAAGAATGCGCAAAATAACGGATTTATCAATGAGCAAAGCCTTGATTTGTCTCATATATATCCTAAGCGTAAAGGTACAATTACAGAAGTCTTTGAAGTGGATCACGACAAACACTTCTATGATTTTACCGATACCTCCATACCTCAAGCCCTTGATTTCAATGCAATGCAAATCAAAGGCGAAAAGATGCTTATCTACTTTGAAAGCGGTATGCTCTCAGGTAGAGAATTTGAGGTACAGAAATACGACCACAATCAAAAAAGGTTTCAACTCGTACCCAAAGAGGAAGATGGCGTAACAATGCCTAATGACATATTCAAACCTGCCATAGGTGATGAATATTCCGTCTATAATATGCAAATGCCTAATGCTTATATTTGCGATGATAACACCAAAACGGGTGCCAGCTGGGAGATGATGAAGGAAGCGTGCAAATACTTGTATGAAAATAGAACTGATATGTTCACTTTCACTGGTGATTTAGACGGAATATGGGCAAAAAAGAACTGGGTAAATGTAGGAGGGCGTCTAAAAATGGGGGCTTATATCAATTTTTCAGATACCGAGTTCCAACGTATCCCCGTGGCTATTCGTATTGTAGGGCTTAAAGAGTATGTAAATAACCCCTATAGCCCGCAAATAGAACTATCCAATAAGGTACAAGGGCATTCTTTTGTTTCTGAAATGCGCAAACTCCAAAACCAAGAAATATATTTTGGAGAACTCAATAAGCGCACACAATCACTAACCAAAAGAAGCTGGCGTGATGCTCAAGAAACTATCAAACAAATAGAAGCAGCCTTTCCTGAATATACCAAGAGTATTGTTCCTGCTACTGTACAAACCATGATGGCTCTCATAGGTAACAAATCTACTCAATTTGATTTTGTAGTCTCAAAAACAAACCCAGTAAAAACCCCTCACACACTCTATTTCGACAAGAATACCAAGCAAATCAATGCAGGTAGTGGATGGCTCAAACATTTCACACTTGGTACTACTGATATAAATCCTAATCGTGATGCTAACAGCTATAAGTATTGGAATATTCCTGCTTTCGTATCAGGTAGATTGGACGATAAGGCTAAAACCTATTATCTCTATATAAAAGCCTCCAAAACCGCTGAAACGGGTGAGTTTATCCTATCCGAAAACAAAATAGATATAGAGCAAGAAGCAGGTTTTTATCATTTCCTATACGCCACCGTTAATTCAGAATATGAAGGTGAGAGAGGTATTGCAAAACTCAATGGATTTACTGAAATCACAGGTGGACAAATCAAAACCGATAAGATAACATCAGGAAACGGACAGCAGTATATACACCTCTTTGATGATCATATAGAAATCAAAGCCAATCTTAAAATAACAGACGGCAACAAAACTGAGATAAAACAACTTGTAAGCCCTGATTTGCTTTCATTGGAAAATAGACTCAAACAATATTCTAATGAAAACAATGCAAAAGGAGAGATATACCTAAGAGGTACAGGATTAAACAGACACGCTGCACCTATTATTCAGATTAATGGGCAAAATATAGTTCCTGACAATTATAGGGGACTATATCTCGCTGTTATTCGACGTTCTGACTTACAAATAATATTCAAACAAAATTATGATACTTTTGACACATCTATTATTGCAAGAAAAGAACTAACTGATAAACTAAATGGTCTTAATAGTGATGTGTTAGTAGTTTTGGTTTCAAGAGATTCAGCATTCCAAAATAGCACTATTGCAGGAACTGATGAATTGAAAAACGCTCTCATTCGTTGTGGTGCTAATGATGATAATTCAAAATTTGTATCAAGAATGCCATATGCCTTCTTAGGTATTCCAAATATTGGTAAAGGTAACGGTATAGAAGTTTATACATCTATTGAACAAAATGCTCCCTATGCTGAGATTGCCACTAAAATTATCAATGGCACACCACAAGGAATGAATAGTGTTTTTAATGGTATGTTGCAAACCGCTAAAACCGCTACAGAAGCATATGCACGAGCTCAAGCAGAACTCACCAAAGCACAAGCTATTGCCAATGCCGACGGCAAAATAACATCGGCAGAACAACGACAAATACAACAACTCCAATTGAAACTCCAAGAGGCTAAAACCTTTGCCGAACAAAAGGTAAACGAGTTAAATATTGGGGGACGTAACCTTGTATTAAATTCAAAGAACAAACGGACTATGAATGGTTATACAGGTACTTTCTATTTACTTTCAGAGCCAGTAAAAGTCAATGAACAATATATCTTATCTTGCATTACAGAAAGAAATGGTTTTACTGTAGTATATTTTTCTAACGAATATGGAGGAGAAAGACAATACATAAGTAGTGAAGTAACTGGATTGATTAATGGTAAGAGCAGTATATTAACAACACCTAACAGAGCGTGGAAGGGTATAACAATCTTTCACGAGGTTAATGGTGTTATTCCTCCTCCAATATCATCTATTGAACTGCTAAAACTTGAAAAAGGCAATAAAGCCACTGACTGGTCACCAGCTCCTGAAGATGTATGGGATACCATGGTAGATTTAGGTATCATTGATAAAAATGCAGCGGCTATCAATGAAGCGGAAAAAGCCAATATAAAGTATATCAATGGTATATTTAGCAAGGGCGCTGACTATACTAACGGAACAGAAACAATAAAAAACACCATCACTACTGGAGCTTTAACTGTTGGAAACACATTAGGGGGGAATGCTGGTATCAATGGAGCGGGACTTGACAGAAAATCTATTCGTTTCTTTGCTGGCAAGCCATATTCTCAAAAAGAACAAGCTCCTTTTAGGGTAGATGACAACGGCGAACTATGGGCTACCAATGCCCATATATCAGGACAAGTTAATGCTACAAGCGGACAAATTGGGCAATTTTATATTAATACTGAAGAAAATGAAAAGAGAGGAAGGATATATGCGGGTAGCGCTGACACTTCGGAAATAGAAATAGGAAATAGGGGCATTATAGTAGATAGTAGATCTTCTTTTGATGGTCTTTTTGCTTCATTTGGGGACTTTAATGCTGCGGTTGGTGTTAATACCTATATTGCACAAAAGATTGAATACACAGGACGTTCTTATAATCGAATAGGTTCTTACATTAAGATAAGACCTAATCATATATCCTCCGATAATGCTTTAGCTCAACTCATAGATGGGAATATATTAAGTATTGGTAAGAGAGCTATTTATGATGATGGATATATAGGAGTAGCTGATTTAAACACTATCGTTGATAATATAAAATATACTCATACGTTTATATTTACAGGAGTAACTACTGATTTTAGAACTGTATATCTTCCTAATGCACAACAAATAAATCAAATAGTTGGGGTAAACAATGCATCCTTTGAACTTGTTATTGTAATGTCTATTCATGTGGAAGGAAGGAGCGTCAGAATACAAGGTGTTAATGGAGGAGCTTTGTTAGATAACAATGGAAATTGGCATGCAGGTAATAACTTTGGATATATGGATATGGGTAAAGGAGATATATTAAAATTGCGCTACTATAATAGTCATTATTATATGACAGGACATAGAAATTAACAACTCAAAACTTTAAAAATAATGCAAATCATTCAGAAAACAACGCGTATCACCGCACAAGAAGAAGTACAGAACGCTATTGTGATGTACTCCTACGAATTTGAGAAAGACCAAAATCCACAAGCAGTAGCTTTTTCTGTACAGAAAAGTACAGAAGGACAAGTAGGATATTCCTATTTGCAAGGAACAGTAACCAAGCATGATTTCAATATGCAAAACAACAATTTCCAACCATCGGATATTGACTTGATAAAGCATATTCACACCACTTGCTCGGCTCTAATCAAAGGAGAAAGTACTGAAAAACCAAAATCCAATGATACGAAAAAATAGATTTCTCGTGCCAAAAGGGTATAGGGCAATTACCCTATATCCTTTCATCTTCGTTCGCAACGATACCGATAAGTTAGACAAAGAGCTTATAAATCACGAACGTATCCACTTGCGACAGCAAAAGGAGTTACTGGTACATGGTGGTTTTGGGGACAATGATTAAATAATTAATTCTAAATCTATGAATAAACTTTTACAATGGTTTTTAAAAGCTAAAATGAAGGTGGCTATATGGGCTACTCCTATAGTACTACTTTTTTACTTTGATGATAAGATACACATCAGAGATAGGGTATATTACTTCTTCATTGCCTTTTTTAAAAGCATTCCTTTGTTGATGCTGTACTCGTATTTCACAGTTTGGAAAGAGAAAAACGAATTATTCTTTGTGGGAATTAGCTTTATTCTCTTTCTCAATATGGTAGTTGGGGCAACATACCACGCAAAAGCAGGCTCTTTTGATATAAAGCAGTTTCTTTATGGAAATATCTCTGTTATGTTAGTGATTTCTGTAGTGTATATATCTTTATCAGTACTAAGTATCCCGTTGAACGAGAGCGAAATGGGTAAGATGTTTCAGAGTATATTGCAATTTATGACACTTATGTACCCAGTTAGTAAGATAGTCAAGAATGTATTTGTACTCACTGGGGGTAAGTATCCCCCACAATTTATTATGAAAGCTCTCTATAACTATGAACGAGAGGGTAAATTAAAAGATTTCTTTGATGAAATCAACGGAACAAAAACAAACGAACCTAAAACAGAAGACCATGAACCAAACACAGATTAACTTTATCAAAACCTACAAGCCATACGCATTGGAAACAGAGCGCAAAACGGGGATTTCTCATCTCTTTATCCTTGCTCAGGCAGGTTTAGAGAGTGGTTGGGGTAAGAGCGTGCCAGGGAATATGTTTTTCGGAGTAAAAGCTATTAAAAACACTCCCAAGGAGAAAAAACAACTCCTAAGAACTACAGAGGTACTCACCACTCCCAACGAAAAGAGTAAATTCCCTGAAGTGATTAGTATCACCAAGCGTACAGATGGCAAATACTTGTATATCGTACGAGATTGGTTTATGAAATACGATACCCCTGAGGAGTGTTTCACTGACCACGCTAATTTCTTTTTCAGGAATAAACGATACGCCAAGGCATTGGAGGTCAAAGCAGACCCTTACAAGTTTGCTGAGGAAGTATCAAAGGCAGGCTATGCCACTGCTCCGAACTATGCAGAGAACCTAAAAGAACTCATTAAAGAAATTGAAAAAGTAAAATAAATCATTATGACAGAAGTAAAAGAACTAAAAAAAGAGTATGAAAATCTACTCGTTAAAGTAGAACAATTGCCACGAACAAGAGAACTATCCCTTGTTATTACGAAATTGGAAGAGGGTCTTATGTGGCTTGAAAAATCAATCAAAAAAAGTCAAAGCAATGTATGAGAAAGAAATTGTACTTACTATTAGCTCTTATGGTGCTTTTCGGTTGCGGGAGCAAGAAATCAAACCGAACCGAGCTGAAAGAAGAGCGGCGGAGCGAAAGAAAGGAAAACAAAGACAGCTCTACACACGTAGAAAAGTCCCAAAAGGTCGCTACTTTTGACCTTCAGCAATCCCAATCCTATGAAATCACCCTTGAGAGTGATAAGGACAGCGTAGGTAACGCTAAGGAAGTAGTGTATTATCGTATCAGGGACGGCGACAAGGAGACTATAAGAGTACGAAACGGAAAGGTTACTCTTAAAACGATAGATAACCTTTCTAAGAGCTTGCAACAAGCTGATACTACTCTTTATATAGATAATAAGATAAGCCAAAAATCCGAGACACAAAGCCAATATACACAAGCCACTAAGCAAGTGCAGAAAGAAGTTAGAACAATTCCCTTTGCCCTTATTATTGGCGCTTTGCTGATAGGAGCGATTGCCTTTCTTTTGTGGAGATTGAAGCTGTTTCGGTAAATAATTAAGCCCTCGTAGTGAGGGCTTTTTTATTGCATGGCATTTTTATCCCTAAACAAACAGAAAAACAAAAAAAATACAAAAAAAGAACAAATTATATACAAACTCATATACATCTTATTCTCAAGCCCTTGCGTACCTTTGCGGTAAAACAAATATTGTACATCTTATGGAAAAAATCCTACAAGCTCTCAAAACCAAGTATGCGCACTTGGGGTTGAAAGAATCTGTCCTAAAAGTTATTGCTACTCGTTTAGCACCAACGGTTAAGGACGACACGGAAATTGAAAACGCTGTAAAAAGTGTAGAAGAAGAGGTTAAACTATTGCAGTCCGTTGCTGATGAAGGGCGCACAAGTCTTTCAAAGGCAGAGGAAGCCCGCAAGAAGTTAGAGAAAGAACTCGAAGAAGAGAGGGCTAAATCTAATCCAAATCCTCCTACACCTACCACTGAACCTAAACCTAACGAAATGCCAGAGTGGGCAAAGGGTCTTTTGGAAGCTGTAAAAAAACAAAATGAAACAATCGCAGCCTTTCAAGCAGAAAAGCAACAACAAACCGCTAAGGAACGTTTCCTAAACCAACTCAAAGCGCAGGGGGTATCGGAACCATTCTACAAACATCACTTAGGGCGTACTTTCAAAGACGATACCGAAATGGATGCCTTTGTCAACGAACTAAAAGCTGACGAACAAGCATTTTTGCAGACCCAAGCCAATACAGGTCTTTCTTCTCATTCAAGCAATGTGTTAGGGGGGGGATTGAAAGATGACGAACCTTCCGCAGAAGTACAAGCATTATTCAAAAGACAATGAAACAGATAACTAAACAAACCGCAGGACGACAAATCGTCGTTTTTGACCAAGTGTTAGCCACCCTACCTGCAGGGGTGCTCATTGATGCCACAGAAGCTAAAAATCGCTTCTCTGATGGTGTAGTGCCCGCAGGGACTCTCCTTGTCCCTCATACTGATGGGAGTTACAAACCTGTAAATGAAACTCTTTCAGATACCAATGTAGCTACAGCCGTAGGGCTTACGGCTGAAGATGTTGCTATTGATGATTTTCCTATGGTAGCTGTAGTGCTTTCAGGAACAGCACGAATTGATGCGCTACCTGATAAAGAAAAAGCAGGTGTAGGATTTATGAAGAAAGTCCTTACTCGTATCACTTTTTATTAATCTTTAAAACAAGAAACAAATGGCAAATATAATTAATGCTGTAAATATTGTACCTGAATTTCGTGAAGCAGATTTGCGATTCGTGGTAAATAACAACCCTTTAGGCGACTTACAGTATCGTGGATATTTCCCTTTAAAGTTCAACACCACTTTAAATTGGGCTTCCATTGAGAAAAATACTGACAACAAGGTAGCTGCTGAAATCGTAGCCATTGGCTCAAAGGCACCACGCAAAGGGCGTGATTTTGTAGAAAAGGTCAAAGGAGAAATCCCTAAGATAGAAGTAGCAAGGGATATGACTGAGCGAGATACTATCCGTTTAGATACTATCCGTGCAATTTCAAATCGTTATGCTGGCAACACCAGTGCTTATCAAGAACTCCTCCGCTCTATCTATGAAGACCCTATCTTTTGTGTCAATGGGGTAAATAGTCGCTTAGAGCTTTTGGCAAAACAATTGACCTCTGAAGGGGAATATACCCTTGTAGCAGGGGCTAAAATCAAGTTTGGTGTAGAAACTAAAAGTACTGACAAAGACTGGTTTAATCCATCCAACGCTTCCACTTTTGACCCTATTAAAGATTTTAGGTCAGTACAAGAAGAAGCGGTTAAGAAAGGTTTTCGTTATGCTTATGCTATTATGGATAGACCTACATTCTTCCAAATGGTAAAGTCAGTAAGTGTGGTTAAGTTTGTTGCTTCCTTTGCACAGAATGCGCTAAATGTGGCTCAAGAACCTACATTAGCACAACTCAATGAAACCCTAAAAGCACATGGACTTCCTGAAGTAATAATTTGGGAAAGCTATGTAAGTGAAGAAGCTAAATCAGGAGTCAAAACCACTACCAGTGGATGGAAACTTGGAAATATTCACTTTACAGACAATCTGCAAATTGGGGAAACCTACTACACCGTTACTCCTTCCTTTGACCGTAAGGACGAGGTTACTACTAAGGTAATTTCTGATAGCTTTATCTTGGTGAGTACTTGGGCAGAACAAGACCCTGAAATGCTTTCAACAAAAGCAACAGCATTTGCTACACCAGTACTTAACAATGTAAGTCGAAAGCTAATTTTGAAAACCAAATTAAGCTAACGATGACAGCGCAAGCGTATATTGATGAAAAACTTAAACTCTGGAATGTAGAATACCCCACTACCCTACTTGTTGCCGAAATGCAACGGGTAGGATTGGGGCTTTCTGATGAGTTCAACGAGGAGAATGAGAGAAAGACAAAGCTGTTTTTCTACAACCTTATTCCTGAACTCTTATTGCGCCCAGTGTCATTTTCTGAAGGTGGTTTATCCTTTTCTTATGACAAATCAGCTATTACCTCATTTTACAATTTGCTTTGTAGACAGATCGGTAGGGTCAATTTGTTAGAGGAAAAAGCCACTGTAAGAGATATTACCAATATGTTTTAAAGATGAAGATATACCCTTATTTACTTAGAAAAAAAGTGTCCCAACAGCCAACTATCAATGAAGATGGCATACCTACCTACCCTACAGATCCTATAACATGGGAGGAAGTAGGTGTATGTCGTGATGAGATAGCAGGAGCAGGACAAAAGATAAGTAAAACAGATGGGCAAATCTTTGATTGTACCGCTACTATATATGCTCCAAAAGGAACGCCTACCATAACAGCAGGCACCACGGTTCAGGTAGTAGATACCGATGGTAATATTCGCCTTGAGAAGCAGGTAATTCGTTTTTCCACTGATTATTTCCATTGTCGTATATTCGTATGATAACACCACAATTCACACCCGCAGATATAGAGCGTATGCTTCAAGAAAAGATAGCCAAGTACGAAGAGAAAATAGTTCGTATTCTTCGTATTGTAGGTGAAAAATGTATCAATGAAGCTCGTGAGTATGGTAGCTATCAGGATAGGACTGGTAACCTCCGTTCGTCCATTGGATATATTGTCTTAAAAGACGGCAAACCGATTGAAAAAGGAGGATTTACCCCTACTGAAAGAGGGGCAGAAGGAGGAAAAAGCGGACAAAAAGAGGGTGAAGCATTTATAAATAAGGTAACATCTCAATATCCAAAAGGGTTTGTACTTGTCGTGGTTGCTGGAATGAAGTACGCAAGCTATGTAGAAGCCCGTAATTACAATGTACTTACTTCCGCTGAACTCTTAGCCGAGCGTGAAGTTCCGAAACTCTTAAAAGCATTATCTCAATGAAAAAAACAGCCTCACAAATAGAAGCCGATATATACAAGTACTTTAAGGATAAGATAGACCCACTTATCAATGGGCAAACTTACCGCAATGGGGTACGACCTTTGAACTCACAAAAAGAGGATTGTGTAATATCGTTCCTTACTGGGTTAGATGGGCAATACCAAACGGGGGTAATTAACATCAATATCTTTGTCCCCTTGGTAAAGAACAACGATAATCAGTATAGGAAAGACTTCGTACGATGTGATACTATCGAGCAGGCTTTAATGCCAATCATAGAGGAAGCAGAAACGGATCTACGCAATTACAGATTACAGCTTCATCAGATGATACAGACCTTTGAGGAGACAGATATAAAGCAGTTTTTCATCAACGCAAAAATTAAATTCAGATATAACACCTTTAATCAGTAGTCAGGTTTCAGTAGTCAGACATTAGAAACCTAACAAAGTAATTAATCATTAACAATTAATCTTTTATATCATGGCATATACAGATAGTAATGACACCGCTTGGGGAAAAGTAGTTTTCAAGTATGGTGCTCCTGGAGCAGGAGGAGCTATGGGCACAGTCCTTAAAACATTAGGAGTTGTCAAAGAAGATAGTTATTCTTTGGAAACAGAAGACGGAAAAGAGTACAAGTTTACTGCAATTGGTGGAGAGGTAATTGACCAATTAAAAGGAGAACCCACATTAAAAGCTAAACTTACAGTTAAGAACCTTAATAAGGCTCTAATCTCTGAAATTTGGGATGTTGAGGAGTCAGGTGATAATCTTATCGTCAAGTCTCTTGTATCTACTAAGAAATTTTCTGTTTCTATTACTCCTGTAACATCAGGCAGTGAAAAAATAGACATTTTCTACTGCTCTATTAGTGGAAAACCTACCTATACAGGTGAGGATGGTTATTGTGTAGAACTCGAAATCACTATGCTTAGGAGTGCTAAGGGGCTATTTTCAATTGGAAGAGTAGCGTAATTATGGAGGAAAAAGTAGCACAAACACTACTTGAAGAACCAACCACAATAATCATTGGGGGCGAAGCGTATAAAGTCGCTCCGCCCTCTA